GGGAATCTATCAGTGGCGGATGATAAGTCCAAAGACCAAAACATATCTTTCGAAGAGCTCCAATTATTATTGGGATCCTGAGTATAAGTCCGATCTTGTGATAACTTTGTTAATCTAAACATAAGCTTATCATGGATCGGTTTAAGAAATAATTGTGTATAGTAATCGACTATAGCAATTATCCTTAACTTAGCCTCTGGATCATAAATGAACGAGAGTTTTCCTAAGATGGTACGTTTACCATCTAAGTGATCTCAAGCTCACTTATAGCTTTTCGAGAAATAGTCTATACCAGATTGGTCAGTCAATTTGAAGATTGCTGCCATCAAATCATAAGAATAGGAGAATAGGTATTGCATTGCTGTTAGCGTTGCTTTACCTATTGGTCCAGCCTTATTTGATAGATATATCATTGTCTCATCAAATTCGGGCCTGGTCTCCTTCAACTTATTCTTTGAAACGAATTCTTTAATAAAACCAGTGGGTATAATTTTTCTGATTACACCCGGTTTTGTTATCGAATCGTAATCTGGTATGATCTTCTCTCTCTCATTCTTGTTTAGAACAATCGAACGAGATAATGTCACAATTGTCAGGAGTAACTTCTTCTCCGACAATGTACCATTAGCAAGTTCTTTGAGAGAAAGAAGAGCTTTTGGCCACCCTGAGGAATCTATTCCTATTTTAAGCTTATTCACAAGTAGTGGATTACCACACAAATATCTTGTTATGTGGAGTCTCTCTTGCTTGAGAATCTTAATAGTGTGCAGCAAACCATGTTTACTTACACACTTATTATAGTGCTTGAAATAGGAGGATAGGTAAGATCTTGAATCGATCTCTGGATATAGCGAAGAACACAGTTTAACTGTTATGTTAAACGTTCTTTTGTTCATATCTGGAAATTATTCAAGTGAATACCTCTTAATTGTTGAAGCGGAAGTAGCCAACTTCCGTATAGACAATGAGTCCTCTTTGCAGAGGGATTGTCAAGAATGACAGAACTCTGACCTGGAGTTCTAGTGGGGATGAGT